CACTTTCACAAATTTGATTTTAGTTACCCGAGAGAGATACACATGATACAGGGTGGTTGCACCGAAGATCAAACCCCCTTCATGCGGAAGAGGAAATTGCAAGCCATGATAGGTGGCGTTATCCTCTGGGTGAAGCAAGCGGAGAACGGTGTCATCCGTAGCGTTAAAGTCGAATGGATGCCGTACTACGATAAAAAATTCTATGCTTATAGGTGGTGACAAGATGCGTTTAGTAATCGTTGAATGGGAGGATATCGTGGGCGCTGTCCATGAAGCAATTCCCCACCATGAACATGATCTAAAAAAGTACGAACTGATCAAGCAGACAACCGGGTTCCTGGTTGAGTTTGCCAAGCACTATGTTGTAGTGACGGACTACGATGTGACCCACGCTGGGGATGGGTACTGTCATAATGACTTTACGATCATACCCAAGGGAGCGGTTCGTAGTGTACATGACTTGTACACGGCAGACAAGATGGAAGATAGACCCCTGTATGATAGGGACTTACCAACCGATGACACGGTGGCGCGGGACTGATGACACTAAACAAGACACTGCAAAGAGAGAATGACCGGCTCAAAAAGGACTTGGAAGACATGCGAGATAGCGATATCTTGACGTTCTTGTGGAGCTGGGATATGTTCCAAGAGAACCGGCTCCTATGGGAGCTTATCGAGGGAATGATCTGTTCGGTCAATACCAAGGGGTGGCCAAAGAAAGACTTGAAAGATTTCCCAATCAACAGAATGGATGGTTTACCATCCGCAGACGATGGCTGGCCGGAGGGATGAGCATGAAACCAGTAAAATCATACCGTCTAGCAGTAGTAGGCAGTCGGTCGTTCCACGACTATGAGTTGATGGAATATGAGATCGACCGCATCGTCAAGCGGGAACATAAGCCCGGGACAATTTTCACTATAGTCTCCGGTGGAGCGCGGGGCGCTGACAAGTTGGCGAAAGACTATGCCGAGTGGCACCCGGTTGCTTACAAGGAGTTCAAGCCTGACTGGAAGACCCACGGCAAGAAGGCCGGGATACTGCGGAACATTGTGGTCGTGGAGTACAGTAATGCGGTGCTCTCTTTCTGGAACGGGAAGTCAAAGGGCACCAAGCATACGATGGGCTACGCTCAGTACAAGAAAAAATGGTTAAGGGTGGTGAGGTTCTAATGGTAGATCAGAAAACACCACGCCACATTTATGATGAGGCGATAGAGCAAGCGTTCCGGCGGGTACCGCAATCGAAGTGGCCCGCTCTTCTAAAGATCACCGAGAAGGCAAAGGAAGAGCTGGACGTGGCGGAGGAAGAGATACGGGCAAACAGCTTTGAGCTGGGCCGAAGTGCTGGTTATGAGACCGGGTACGAGCACGGCTACAAGGACGGACATACCGACCGGCTCACTGCCGAGCAGTGGGAAGCCGACCCGCGGAGTGACAAAATCAAATTGGAGGAGTTGACAGAGTGATGTTTGGACTCAGGAAAAAAGTAACTAAAATAGATAAAATAGAAATGAAGTTTGAACACAAAATCAGTATGCAGGAGCGGACGATAGCGGCAGAGCAAGCTTATGCTGTACGAACCACTGAGCGAGTAAAGCAATTGGAGCACCAGGTAGTCGAGCTGGTACAGGCGCTCGAATGGCATGTAGGCTCCAATCTGGAGATCATAGTCGCCGAAGAGAAGATCATTAAACTCAAATTGGCGGAACGCAGACAGAGACTTGCTGAGAATGGCGAAGCCGGGACAGTACAAGAACAGATGGAAGGAATGGTTGTGCATGGCGAAGAACCAGAAGATGTACGAGACAAAGGTTGCAGTTAAGAGGTGCCACTGCTCGCATAGGGGTCAAGACAAGATGTACGGCAAGGGTCGGCGGCTCCACAACCGCACCAACCAGAATGCCGCTAGCCACCTACGCGGCTGGCGTTGTACCATCTGTGGAGAGGAGAAGAGCTGATGTTTCGGAAACAGGAGAGAGAAGTTACCGAAGGTATGTTACTAAGGGATACCCTCCGGCACAAGGACACCACCATCACGGTGCAAAGTCCAACTGGTCGGCGCTGGACATTCTGTAATGACACGGCAGCTGAGTGTGCGGTACAGATACAGAGTATCAGTGTTACCGAAAGCAAGGACAAGCGGGACATCCTGACCAGATTTGCGGTCAGGGCGACCAATGGGAGGACAGGATGAGCGAGCAAACGTTTAGCAATAAGCCCCCTCGCCCGCCGAAGGGTAGCTGGAAGAAAGGCATCCCCTTCTGCACCAAGCGAGGGCACCATGACTACAAAGATGTGGGCGTGAATAAGGTCTGTAAGGACTGTGGATTCACGGTCAAAGGAAAGGAGATCAAGGAATGAGGGTACTATGTGACCAATATAACTGCCATTGGCACCTGGATGGCGTTTGTCAAGCCGATGAGGTTGAGTTGGTAGAGGCACCTGGCGGTTTCTGGATGAGTTGCAGAACCAAGATGGGTATTCGCTGGGAGGCGAGTGACGGTGAAGGCATGGATAAGACGGCTACTGGGCATTAAAACGTCCACCGAGATTATCATGGAAATGGACATGGGCAAGGTCATGGCCGACGCCATGGATAGGGCTTGGCGAGGGACAAAGGAAATCAGTCCGCCCAAGCATGTTTGTGGTAAGCAAGGATTCGGTATTGGCCCCGATGGTTGGAAAGATATCTGCCTTGCTTGTGAAGATGATAAGAAAGAGAGGGGTTTCTAAGATGGGGAAAAGAAATAAGCAGGGCATGACCAGAGGAGCGCAAAATAAAGCAGCGGGGAACAGAGCGGAACGGGTTGCTTGTCGCTGGGCACTCAAGTATACAAGCGGACTCCATGATGCCGTCAAAGATATAGCCACCCCCACGGGGCGCGTCGGTAACTACGCCAACTTGGAGATCGACGGTGTGTTCAAAGAATACAGCTTAGAGTCCAAATCGCACAAAAGACTCCCTGAATGGCTACGCTATGGTATCGTAGAACAAGCTGTGGCAGCGTCTAAGAGGTTTAAGAACCACCCCCTGGTGGTGCTGTACTCCAAAACGCTCCCAGTGGACTACAGGGTGTGGCACATGATTACGCCGGAGCGCCACGCGGAGCTTTTGAAGTGTGAAAAATACTGCAAACAACAGGGGATAATAAAATGAACGCTCTGATTCATAAGTTGGGAATGGATGATTGACATGTCAACTCACCACTATATATCGCTGATCAAACTAAGGGGAAGAGACAATGGCCTCTCCCTCTATTTTGAGGAGGTAATGATTGACCTTCGAGTAATCCCGTACCGAACGGCGGAAGACATGGAAAATCCGCCCCGCGGTATGTTTCTCCACGGCCCCCAGCTGGGAGAGTGGAACGGTACCTTGGTAGTCCCCAATGGTGCTTATTTGCACAAGCACTTAGATCGCTACTTCTTAGAGACCGATCTCCACTATGGGGATATCTGTTTGGAGAAGGCAGAGATTGAGGAGGTCACTACCAAGCTCTGGTTCACTGGCTTAGGAGACCTTGCCTCGGTCGAGCTTGAAAAAGGGCTTAAGGAAGCGTTAGAACCCCATGGTATGTGGTAGGGTTAGTTAAGTGGGCGGTCGTCAATAAGTTCAGGGTCAACCTCATCTTCTCCCCCGTCAAGCATAAGATCAAGCATACAGAGGGCAACCATTTCAGTGAGGGTACTATCGAACTTCTTCCGAGCAATATTACACGGCTGAGCAGCCGCATACATATCGAGCAATTTACTTCTAAGTTCCATAGACTTTGCCATAAGATCACCTCAAGAAGTTTTGAATCAATATAGCCAGGGAGGTAAAAAGTGCTCCCATTATCCAGTTGCGTAAACCGTCCACCTTTTGTTCGATGTGAGGTAGGTGATTAGTTTTTATCTCTTGGAGATCGCGCTCAACCGTCTTTTGAATTGCTTCAAGAGCAGCCACGCGCTCCTCAGTTGATATACCAGCCATCATTTATCACCCCTATATTATACACTATTATGCAGTCCTTTTCCAAATACTTACCGCTACCCACGGCTGGACATTCGCATGTCCCACATCACTACCTCCGAGCGGATGGTTGTGGGAACTCTCAGCGTTGTTGGTTGCTGTTTGAGCTACGTTGAACGCTGTTTGGGCTACGTTGCCAGCTGTCCGTCCGCCGACTGCCGCACATGTTTGGTAGTTGGTTTTACACTCGTTAGCGCCGGTACCAGTGGTACCAAATGACAGATTGTAATGACTACTGCCACCATTCAGGACTAGGTACTTACCGTTTGGACTATAGATAAGCGCGGCATGTTGGTGAGTACCTTGCGGGTGGTCGTGGCTATTTTGTGCGTGGGTGTGACTGCTCTGGGTGTGGTTATGAGCATTTTGGCTATGGTTATGTGACGAACCGCTCCCAGTGTTGCTCGATGGCAGATTGGTTATACCAAGTGTAACAGTCTCCGCACCGCCGGTATCTCCAAGGTCACCAAAGCTGCCACCATCAGGACAAACAAGCACTCGACCCTGCCCAAATAGTGCCCACGTCCCGAAGCCAAGCAGTGAGTTCGGGTTGCTTGTTGTATCAGCATTGAAATATAGTGAGCCAATCGGGTAAGCTGCCTCTGTCTTGTACTGCGGGTGGTCGTCGGGGTCGTTGAGATCGGCAAGCTCGCCGTGGTCGATCTGCGAACCGGCCCCGCCCGTATGTGCATGTTGTATCCAATCATAGAGCGACAGGCTCCAAGGGGTGACCACGCCGTCTTCATGGAGCATTGGGGCATCCATCCAGAACTCACCGGATGTGGTTTGGCCGGGTTTTCCTACATGCACTTCTATTATAACGGAGGTACAGTCATCAGTATTAAATGTGCCCGAAACGCCCCGCATCCATATTTGAGAGGTGCCGATGATCGGGCCGACAGTTGCCAGCAAAGCGCCGCCGTTGTCTTCTGGTTTGTAAACCTGTATGAGTGCGCCATATGCCGATAGTGCTTGTGCTTCATAATATAGAGACAGAGAGTAATTGGTATTGGGCTTGACAAAAACTTCCTGATGTGCTTTGGCATCGGTAGCTCCCCCAGAGTTGTCACAATAGAATGACTTGGTGCCAAACTTATAGGTCGCCGAAGAGGATACTATATTGGCGCTGCCGGAACCACCAACCACCCAGTCACTTATGATCGGGGTACCCTCCGATTGGTAGCCCAGATTGAAACCTACCAGGGTGGGATTAGCAAAGCCATCATAGCTGGTCAGGTTCTCTCGTACCTGTATGTATCGGCGCAAGGGAACAACCTCAAAGTTGGTTGTCCAAGGAGACCAACTGCCTGTGCCGGTTGTAGAGCTACGGAATGTGGAAATTATTCCTGTCTCGCCTGGTTGAATAGTATTGTGCCTAAATGTCCAGTCATCCGGCGTAGCAGTCAAATCATTCTGCATAGTGATATAGCCCTCGCCGGACACCAGTAAGCGGTCGAGCATTATGACAGACTGCTCTGGGTTAGAAGTCGATGGGTCTACCCAGTAGTCTTGTTGTAACCTCAAAGTGTGGGACGTGAGAGGGTCTAGCCCTTTGATATGCTTAACGGTCTCTTGGTAATCATCCGCCGACTCATAAAGGTTGATTGGTGACCCAACAACATCCTCGCCGTCCAGTATAACGTGTATGTTCCCTTGGTTCGGGCCTTTCTTTGTAATGATATCAACGCCGCGTCGTCCGGCTGGTATTGTGTAGTCAACATAGGGCTGGGTCTGGCCATAGGCGGAAACAACCGAAAAAGCATCCATAAGTAGCTGGCGACCATTGAATGCGTTACCAAAGAAGCCTGCTTTTCCAGTTCGATCACCAACACCAGGGACAATAATAGACAAGCGTTTCGTCCAGTTGGCAGCATCAGTTGATGTGTAAGCAGTCACTAAATGGTGGTCATATTGTAGGCGCATGTAGTACCAGGTATTGTTGGAGAGTGAAAGATCGCCCGTTGCTTTGATGCTTTGGTTGCCATTATTGAGAGTCATCGTTCCGTCGCCTACCCAGAAGCTTGTCGTCCAGTAGCTACCATCTTGGTTAGCATACCGGCGACCGATACCAAATGCGGTATTCGCCCAGTCGTTCGATCTGAACCGAGTAATCACAGCGCTCGAATCAAGCTCCGCAGAAGTGAACAAGCGATTGTACATGGCTCCAAAAACAATGCTAGACCCGGTATCACTTCTCACGTAGTTGTTATATATGCTGCACCGGTTCTTGGGCCAGGTTGGTAACCAGTTTAGCCAACTGCTCCCCAAGGGGCCGTTGCTACGGGAGAAATTGTCGGCTGCTCTCATTGCTATTGCTCGCTCAGCTTTCCGAGCAGAACCGCCCCAGTGACTTCCGTGGCTGTCCAAGCTCCAGCTCCCGACATAGTTGAGATCACCGTCCTCGTTGTCCTGCACATCAATGGCGGTCGGTGGGTTGGTCAGCTGCACATCTTCACCGATCACTGAGCAGTTGGACAAGGCCACTCGTTTCGGTTGTGGGTCACTTACATCATTCCACTCGGCGGCGGTGTCTGGTATCCAGTCGGTTGGTGGGACAACACCTTCCGTTTTCTCAAACGATGAATTGACGATGGGGTTGATCGCGCCGGGCAAAACACCTCTGACTATGCCATCAGCTGATATACCGTCCGTGTCGATAAGAACTGACTCGTCGCCATCCTCAATATAGATGGCCCCCTTACGGAATATGGCTATCCGTTGGTTCTCCTCGTTGGCGTTGAACTCCATATTGATTGCGGGGTCGGAGCTGTTTATGATCTTCAACCCATCCTTGTCCAGTCGGACGTTATTGTCCTTGGTGGCAATTATGATCTCGTCGGCGTTAATCGTTCCAGTGCGTAGCTTGTCACCAGACAGGTCTTCGATCATTTCATTGGTGATCGAGGTATTGGCGATATAGTTACCCCCTTGTATCAGAGGTGGTGGTTGGTTCACTATTCCTACTATTCGGAGTTCGTCCGGCCCCCCGCTAACAGGTACGGGAATGCCATAGTCGCCAGGTCTTTCAACCATTATCTATCCCCCCTTACCATATGCTGTAGTCTTTTCCGCCACCCATAATGTCCCCACCCATTGGGCCACTAACACCCATAGGCATTTCAACCAAGTTATAGGTTAGTATGTCCCCCTCAAAGAGGTCTCTGCTCTGGGTGACCTTTGGTAGTGCAACAAATACCCATACGTTATCTTCTACGTAGCTCCTGTCCTCGAAGTACATCCACAAGTTGCCATCTATCGGTACGTTGGTCAGTATGTCACCGTCCAGTGAGATGGTTCCTTTCTTCTCTTCTATTGGTTTCGGCGTGGTAGGATTGTTCCCCAGACCAAGTATTTCAGAGTTGTTCGCGTGAGCTACCCGGTGCATACAGCTGGAGGTACCGCACCATTGGCAGTTCCGTCTAAAGAAGGCACCTGCTTTGTATGCCCGAGTGGTATACGGGGATTCGTTGAACATATAATTGATAGTGTCGTCGCTTGGTTCCTTCATGTTGAACCAGGATGCTCCGACAAACCTGTTATAACTGCCACTTTGTAGCCAGTACCAAGCGTCCTCTATCCATAAGGGTTTGTTACCGCCGGTCGAGTTGCAACCTATTTCACAGATGAACAAGTCTTTGGCCGATTGCTCCGTGAACTCATTATAGCCATAGGAAAAAATCTCCTCGAAGCTCCGCCAGAAGCTCCAGGTAACCGCTCCGAAGTTGTAGCCGTTCATGCCTATGATGTCCACGTAGGCATCCCCGGGGTAGTAGTCTGTCCAGCAACTTGCAGCGTCCGTGCTGCTCAGTGGTGCCACCGGGCACCATATCCACTTGAGATAGTCATTAGCTCCCCCTGCTTCCATCCTGCCCCAGAGGTGTTGCCAAGCTGCTCGATAATTAGCCGGGGTATTGCCTGCATACACACCGGCACCCCAGGTTGTCCAGTCGCCGTTCATTTCGCTCATCGGTCGAATGTAGATCACGTAGTCATTGGCCGAGCAGAAGGCCACTATACTAGCAGCCCATCGGTCGAAGTCCGCGTCATGGGAGCCGCCAACATAAGTATTGAGCGCCCACTCCGCTTGATCGTCGAAGTCTTTGGCTGGGTTCTTTGGCTCGAAGGCAAGCTGGAGCCACATCCCTCGCTCGTAGAGCCAGTCGTACCATGGATAGGATGACATGCCTGTTTCAGTAGCCGCTTGGTAATTGGTGACACTGTATATCGGGTTTTCAGGGCCGACCATAGCGTTGAGCTGGGGAATATTGATTCGCGGGTCTACCCCGTCGCCGCAGTAGAAACCTATCTGAAAGTCGGCCTTAGCACCTCGCTTGATGTTATCAAAAGCGATACTTCCGAAATCGGTGGAAATGTCCGCGTACTCCATCTTTTCGGTGTTGTTGATCTTTATGTATCCCAGGTTGGGCGAAAAGGCAATCGTGTCATCGACGTTAGTTAGGTCGGCACCATCGACAGGCCACAGTCTGGTTATGTTAGCGTTTAGCTGAGTCCTTGGGGACTCAGTTGTTACATTCATCAGATGGGCGGTATCAGACATGTTAGCCTCTCCTTTTCAGTTTGAACGAGAACGGATAGTCCCTATTTATGGTCATCGGTGTCTTGAAGTCCAGCGGTATGGTCACTTTGCCTACCTTGAACACACTGACCGAGCCACCATTGGGGTAACCAGGCATCCCATACTTTATAGGGTCTCTAACCCTTACTGTATCATACTCTTCTATATGTGGCAAAACCAGGCAGGTAGCTCCTACCGAATAAGCCGTCCTTTGTCGGTCACGTAGCCTGTTCTTGGCAATGGACAGCGCCACATCATACCGCTTAACGTTAGAGTTTGACATGACCTCGACCTTCCATTGCTTAATATACATCTGATCGAGCGGGTTGCTTTGGTCACGTGCTACAGCCCGTACTCCCGAAGCCCCCAAGAAGACGACCACGTTTATAACACTTGTGAAGTCAAATTTACGATTGGGCCATTCAACCAATAGGTCTCCATCTATCTCAAAGTTCACTGCGCTGGAGTTCCGGCGTAGGCGCACGTCACCATACCCGTCATAGTACAGAGTCATATTGGCAGCTTGCGCGATCTTCTGACAGACGGCCCACGGTACATCGTTCCAGCGGATGAGTAGGTCATTCGGTAGTCGGTTGCCGTAGCCCGGAATGCGGTACATCTGCTCGCCGTGTGTTCCAAGTATATAGCGGATGGCATCTGTTACCCGCAGTCCCTTCCAGAGCTGCTTGTTTGACCCAAGAGTGGGTGACCACATGCACGGCTCAAGGTACCGAGCGTCTTTGCTCAGTGCAGACAGGGTAACGATGTCCCTGGTTTTTTCTACAGTGGCCAAGTGCCCGCTAAATATGGGGCATTCCATCCAGCCGCCATTCGAGGGGTACCCTGGTACGTGTGTACGATACCAAATCTTGACCATCTTCTCTGGCGATAGCCATCTTTTTCCATAGTATCCGAGGTCATACTCATTTTTGGCATCCACAAAGCTCAAGTCCAGCTGCCGGGTTGGGGCGGTCTGGGTAGACTCTATGGATACCTGGCCTTCCACCACGTTTGCTTGGTCTACGTTGAGGCTCTTAACAACATCCTCTCTGATCGACGGATTGACCCAGTTCCATGGGTCTGCCCACACGGGCTGTAAGAACTCAATACGGAAGGCTACCCGGGCATTGTTTTCTAAGGCTGACTGCATCAGCACTCTATGGGCGTGTGAATACCAAAGTGGATAAGACATTAGCTTGGCACCGTCAACATTTCTGGGATTGTCCATTCCCCGACTTGGTAGCAATCAATCGAAACCTCATACCAGTGGGACTTGACAGGTCTGAGCCGGAGGTTACTTATTATGACCGGGAAGGACATGCCTTGCCCGATAAACATAATCTTAACCTCACCAGTGTAGCCATACAGGATTTCCAAACGCCTACGGTACTCGTCGCCGCTGAGTCCTGCAAAGTCACGGATATGACCCTCAATCGTGAACTCATATCCTGGCGGAGCCGTGGACTTCACTATGGGTTCTCGCCTACCAATGGGCCGCAGTATCTCCATGTGTTCTGGCGTTTTGAACTCGATCAGGCTATCCGTCGATGTTCGGATACAAGTCGCCAGACTCTCGCTTGTTGGGCTGAATCGGTTCCCGAAGCTCCGACGTGTCGGTATCAACCACACTCCGCGGATGTGATACATAACATAGCCCGACTTGTACCAGAGGGTTTGCCCTTTGTTGCCATACGGGTAGACCCAGTACGTGAGTTGGCCGCTCCCGGGGGCGTAGTGATCGACAAACGCCCAGACCCCCGAGTTGACGCGGAAGACCATTGACCAACCGGGGTTTTTCCACCAACCGGCACCGTATCCGCCGCCGCCATCCCAGTAGTAGACAGCATTGCCCCATGGGTAGGGGTTTCGACTGTCCATCGGAGTGCCGAACGCATAGCGGCTGTGTTCCTGACTGGTTGCCAGCATAGTGAGCCTGTACTTACCAGTTGCAACACATCTATAGTTTGGTGTTTCACTCACCCAAGCAAAGCTTGTTGAGCCGCAAAGCTTTCTCTCGCTCTGCCAGACTAGAACACCGCTCGGATTCCATATCTGAAAGCGCAGGGTCTTGTTCGACCGTCCTGCCGGTGTCTTAACCTGGAAGGAAAAGTCGCGGATGATCTGGCCATAGTTACATGGGACTGTCTGCCCACGCTGCCGTATCGAATAGGTTCCAAAGATTTGGTTGCTGTCATTATAGTTTGCTTGGATGTACCGCGGAACAAAGCCGGGCACGTAGTCCCACTGGGTTCCGCCGTAGGATAGGGAGCTGGTACGCCGCAACATGGTATCGCCAGTCTGTCCACTCCAGTGTCGGTTGATCTGGAAGCCGTGAGTATAGTTCATCTGGTATTGGCTCATCGACCAAGCAATGAGCATTCCCGGGCGACCTTTCATCGTCCCGTGGTAGCGTGGTATTACTGTTATGGGGCCAGCGTAAGAAGCCATTAGATATCATCCCTATAGTAGTCATATGAGTCATCGTCTAGTAAGTCCATTTCTATCTCTTCTATGTCAGTTGCCGGGAAGGGTACGTTCGGCCCCCAGACATCGAAAGCATCCATGTCGATCACGTAGTCCGAGGAGCCAGCGTTTTTGGTGTGCGTACATACCACCTTGATGGTGTGGGTCTTTACCACTCCGACAGACTCTTCCTCTTGCAGGCCGTCGATTGCAAACAGCTCTTGCTGCCACAGTTCGCCACCAGCGTTGTAGCAGTCAACCGTCCCCTGGCTCACCCCGTCTATAAAGACCTCGGCGATACCATGGTCGTCGTCCTTGGCACCAATCCACTTGACTTCGGTGCCCTCGAAGGTGTATTCCACATAGGCATCCAACTCGTCTGTGTCGCTGTACAACCCGTTGCTAGCTCTGTCGATCTCGGCTTCCATGCCGTTCCAAGTCCCTGAGAAGGTCAGATCGCTCCAGTGCTCTTCGTACCTAACCCAGCCGGTAGTCTCATCGAATTGCAGGCCGGTGTCACTCCCGTCCCAGTGTACTTCAAACTCCATTTCGTCTTCCCCATAAACGGGCGCATTTTCAATAGCCTCCCGGGGGAGATCGCCGTCTTGAGCCTTGACGACTATCTTATAATCGCCGTCATCCTTAATAGCCCCCATGGCTACCTGGTGAGTCAGAACGGCGCTTGGTGTCAAACTGTGCAGTCCGATCTGTTCCCAGAGTGTGGTGACCGTATTATATTTCCAAAGTTCCCGGGCAACATAGGCTTGGTTGCCGTTACCGCCGGGCGTGAACGTATGGGTGATCTCGGGGAGCCTACTGGACACAGCTTTATTAACCCCTAACCAATCAAACTCTACACCGTGAACGATGTCCGTTGCCAAACCACCCATGTCGCATATCACCCGTATCGGTACCGTTTCGGTCATGTCTATCTGGTACTCAAATTCGTAGTACTCCGCGTCCTCGTCTATTTCCTCACTCTCACTAAGATATTCCGTCCAGGGAGCCTCCGCTCGTATGACCCTGAACCGAAGTGTCGGGTCGGTAAGGCTCGCCGTTCTCAGCTTGGCACGGAAGATCAGCATGTCCCCGTCGGTTACTGAGCCAGCATCTTTGTATAAGCTGATGTCGGTCAACGTGCTGGCACCGTTGTAGATGGTTACCCCACAAGTCATCTCTTCCTCTTCCTCACCGTAGAGGCTCGTCTTGATCGCCGCCGAGCCGGGCAGATGCCAGGCTGTTCCCGGCGAAGCCCCTTGCTCCAGCTGTAGCCTATCGGCATAGAAGGTGCAACCTTGCTGGATGTCGGTAACCACTCGTATCCGCGCCTTAACGCCGGTTGCTCCAAACGCTCGGCTTACGGAGTACCGAGCAAAGTCGTCCGGCGGGGTCGGGTCGAGGTCAACTGCTTGCTGAGTGGTGCCGATCAGTCCGTCCCCGGCATTGTACTCACTTATTTCCAACCAGACAGTAGCGTCCCCGATCAGTTCAACGCTTGCCGTGTGGGTCTCACTGGGCGCAACGTCTATCGAGGGAATTTCAAAGCCCTCGTCTGCCGCCGAGTCGTCGGTGACTGTCTTCAAACTGTATGTGCCCTCGGCTGCTTCCGTGTCGCTCCGTGATATAGTTGAGCCTAGCAGGGTAAAGCCGGTGGTATCGGTCTCAACGCTTGCCTGGTTCTCGGTTACGACATTGGTGTCCGTGGCATCAAGCGTCCAATCTGCAACTCCAGATGCAAAATCATGGTTGGTGGGCATACGGGTATTGGCGTTGGCCGGGACAGTGATCGCCACCGTTGGCAATGCCAACGTGGTGAAACTGCCCGGGTCACTCCAGGGTGACCACACGCCATAGCTGTCCCCAAGCCGGATGCGCCAGAAGTATTCGGTACCGACGACCAACACCGGGTTTGGTTCGATCATGTAGGATGATTTGTTGGTGGTGATAGTCCCCGAGTCATAGTCTGGTGCCGAGAAGTCATTGGAGTCATGCAACTGAATTTGCAACTTTGCACAGAAGTCCTCTGGGTCATCCTCCACAAACAACGCGCTTAAAACGGGTGTGAGCGTCCCGATAATGGTTCCCATCGGGCGCAAGTCCTCGGGTTGGCGAGGTGGTACGGAATATTTGAGTTCGATATATGGTCTGATGTTGGGAACTGAATTATGCCAGGAAGCAAAGATACACTCCGAGTCCTTATTAACCGTTATCTCGAAACCAAACCAAATAAACCCGTCGGTTTCCCGGTTGTCTGCTACAGTCTGAATCATGTCCTTGATATCTATTTGAATGTAGGTACCGGCCACCGCGGAGGTGAGCAGTGTTGCCTTGTTGGTTTCGGTTACAGCTGGTTCGTCATTATAGGTAACTCCATTGAAATCCCAGTCCTCGGTAATCCGCCTAACGGACACGGTTGTATCGACTGGCAGGTTTTGAGCCACGTACAGGTTGAGTACCGCCTGGCTGATAAACAGGTTCTCGTTGAGGGGGATGACACCACCCTTGGCCTCAGTAACCGGCGTGAACATATAAATAGATTTGTCGTTACCACCACCGCCGGTCGTCATTTTAGCGTACAAGCTGTCCTTACCATAGTAATTGGTATCAGGCCAGTCAACGTGTGTATATGCTGAGAATCCCCGTTCTAAATTAACAATCATTTATCTGTATCTACTCCTCAAATCCCGGCGCTTGGTCTGGTCATAGTAGTCAACGCCTTCACCAACTGTCTCGATCATGCCTTCCCGTAGGTTGATAATCTTGAACTTGGTGCCTGTGGGAATGGTCGCTGTTACATCTACCTTATTATATATCGAACCGGCTCCAGCGGCAACCTTGGCAAGCGGTTGGGCCAGATCGCTGAACCAACGATTTTGTTGCAGGGTCAAGACGCGCTCGCCAGCATGGAGAGTCGCCGACACTTGACCGCCACCCTTATACCAGTTCTGCCTGTCGTGGGCAGCAAGCGCGTTTGTCGCGTTGCCATACTTGCCTGTGATGTAACTAAACCCAGCTGCTATTTGCTCACCAAGCGTACTGTTCATACCCTTGGGCAGTAACCCGCCCGGCCTTGCATGGAGGTTCAGCATGAACTGGAACAAGCCCCAAGCGTCCGAGGTCGGGTTGTCTGCTTGCGGATTCATACCTGACTCTCGCATAAGTAGTTCATGGAGTGCCGGGTTGTGAGCGCCTTGTCCTCTTTCTGAGAAGTAAGAAGCAACCTGGCTCCAAACGTCACCACCAGCACCGGGAGCCGGAGCCTTGGGAGCCGCCAGGTTCCTCAGAAAATCAGAGATCGCAAGGATAGCGAAGTGAACGTGGTCGAAGTGGTTGCCTCCGATCATGGACTTCCAGATTAACTCGCCAAACTGGTTGTCAACAATGCCACCGGCAAAGCCCGCAGGCCCACCGATCAGCTGTGAAGCGAGACCGGCGATCTGGTCACTACCAGGCGCTATATCAATAGCAAAACCGCTACCGTGGTGGCCGGGGTCACCTGGACGATAGCCGGAGGTGATTGAGTGCCCGCCGCCGACCTTAGCCATCAACCAATTGAAAATGGCCTGCATCAATGCTTGACCAGGAACCAATGGTACACCGGCAAGCTCACCAGTACCGCCACCCTCTGGTGCCCCTGGTTTCGGTGCCAGGAAATTTCCTAGAGCGTTATATAGTTCCTCGGAGTTGGGTATTTGTAGGTACTCATTCAGGAAGTCCCAGCCCTTGTGCTTATTCATAAAATCGAAGAGGTGTTGGGCGAAGCCACGTATGCCTCCGAAGTTCTTGGTCATAATGGCCATGACCTGCTCAAAGTTCATACCCTTGATTAGGCCCATAATCATCTGGCTACCAATGTTCTGGAACTCCCTCGATGGTGATGCAATACCCAAGCGCTTTTTAACAGCGTCGATCAGTCTGCTAGCCAGTACTCGACCGGCTTCCGCCATGTAGGGTGCATTCAACTTGAGGAGGTTGCTGGCATGTTTTGGCCAACCTTTCAACCACTTGCCAAATTTTATCATTAAGTTGGTTGCATTCTTAACCATCTTTTTATACATCGGTACTAACGCTTGCTGGATGTGCTGTGCCTTACGGGACAGCATAGCCTTCCGTTGCATCCGCGGAACTCTCGCTAGCCACCTGTTAAACGCCTTGAAGATTTTGACGATACGCCGGGGGAGTACCTTGACTATCTTGGTATCCTCATTGACCATAGCCTTGAAGTGGCGGCGCATGATTGCCCGCATTCGCCTCATATTGATACCTGACAGAAAGCCCCTCCGCACGTTCGCACCCATGGCCTTAAACTCAGTCGATGGTGACTTGATGCCGAGCCGTTTTCTGATGGCACCAACGATGCTGTTACCAAAGTCATAGCCACTCTTCCTTGCACCCTTCTTAAGCCCCTGCTTGAAGCCTCTCTGAGCGGACTTACCGGCTTGCCTACCAGACTTTTTCAGTCCCTTGGAACCCTTCTTGTATCCTTGGTCGGTCTTCTTACCGGCATCTTCCCCCGCCTGTTTGCTGCCCTCTCTGCCACGGCTGATAAAGCCCTGTATCATATTCTCAGCAAGCTTCCGCCCAGTTTCCCACATTTCACGGACATTCTTGAGGATAGTATTCTTGAACCAGCGCGGTATGTGGGCCAGGTAGTTGTCGCTAAATACTGTTATGATATTTTTGAAACGAGTGACCGCTCCGGTGACCGGCGTGACGAACATAGTGACAATGAAGTTACCCCCGGCAGCAACCGTATTTGCGAAATGCTCCGGCAGTCCACCCAGCCATCTGGCAAGTGCCAACATTATATTTTGGGTGCTAACCACCATGCCAGTGAGGGCAGGTACCAGGGCAGTGGTCAATGGCGCGGAGTTGTTCCGCATGGCGAACGCCTGCTTTGCCGGGACACCAGCTAGCCAACCGATCAGCCCACCTTGGATGCTTTGGATGACTGAGGTTTGTTGGTTATGTCCCCTCGCTACCTCTTGTGTATGGTTGGCGTGTGACCGGCGGAGTATCATGCCGATCAAGCCACCGTGGGCACGTTGGTTCGATGCTTCCTTATTCCGCTCGACCTGCCTAATGTTCCCCATCAAGCGTTGGTGATCTTTTTCCTCTTTTATCTCTCGCTTGTGTTGCTGTCTGCGGCCCTTATCGAAGAGCGCTCGGGCCATGCCCTTACGCAAGACCTCCGCTTCCCAACTCTCGGTGTATGCCTTACCAGCCTCTTTACCCCCCTTACGTTCCTGTTCTATATTTCTGCGGTTGCGATCATCGAACATTCTATAGCGCTTTTTGCTGCCCTTCTTATGCTCGTCCTCGCTTGAATCCTCAAACGCTCTGGCGGATGCTTCACCCCCCTTAGCACTCTTCTTCTCGCCCTCGTTCATAAACTCTTCCATCATGGCCATGGTGCCCTCTGCTACAGCTTTCTGAACCGCTATGATCTGCTTACCGCTGTCTAGTACCATGTCTTTCATAGCGCCACCGATCTCATTGGCACCATCTGTCATGTTCCTGACTCCCTCTGCCATTAGGGAACGGTTGCCAGTGAAGAAACCGCGCAGGATTTGAGAGACACCATAGATGATCTTCCCGAGACCGATGAAGCCCTTGATTATTGCAGTGATGATATTGATAAGGATTATCAGGATGATTGCCAACCCACCGAATGCTCCCAGGAGAACTATACCGACAATGATCGCTAGCTTCTTAAGTGCCGGGAGGAGCATTGGTTTTAGGATAGCCCACAACTCGCCAAAGGTTTTTTTCAGTGTCTTCCACAGCTCATTAAGCGACCCCATCACTGGTTGGAACACTTTTGCGAACTTGTCCCAGTTCTTGATGACAACGTAGATAGCGGCAGCTACCGCCAAGATGATTAGCAAGATGACCCCGAAGGCTACCCCCATGCTTATTCCCGCGGCGTAAGCCAAGGCAGCGGTTTTCAAGAAGACAAACTCATATATCCCCGCTATCCCAGCGGCTACTGAGGCATATTTCAGTATGGCAAATTTACCCAGCCAGCCGAGTATCAGCATTAGTGGCCCAACCAGGGCGATCAAGGTCAGCATTGTGCCTATGGCCGCTAGGATAGGGCGTGGTACCTTGTCCATCGAGTCGGCCCATTTATCGGTATAGTTAGCCGCCCGTTCCAACACGGGAAGAATGATGTCCTCGAATGCGTAAATGAATATCTTGCCTATCGGCTCGAAGAGACCAAGTATCTTCTTGCCCAGCATCTTCATCCGATCACTGAGCTGCATGGTCGCGTCTGCGGTTTTCTTGACAGTGCCTTGTGATTGCTCAAGCTTCTCTGTCCATTTGTCTATATTGAACGTGCCCTGTCGGATAGCGGCAGCTATCTTCGGCCCAGCCAAGCGACCAAAGATGTCAATGGCGATTGCCGTGGCCTTCATGTCGTTAGGCGCTTTTTTGATCTCATTTATAAATGACCGCAGACCCTCTTCCCCAGTTTTGAACCCTTCTTGAGCGGCAGAGGCGGTTGCCATACGCAGAGCGTGTGACATATTCTCTACCCCTAAGCCCGCCTTCTCAAAGGAGGCAAATAGAGCGATCTGTTCCTTGTAGTTAAAGCCCAGTTTTATCATCATTTGGCTCTGAGCGTTTAGGTTAGTTAGAAGCAAGTCTAGTGGGACACCCGTTCTTTGGGCAGCAAGGGCTATCATATCCATAGCTTTCGCTTGTTTCTTGCCCCTGATCTCATTTTGTTGGAACCACATACCCAAGTCACGGCTTGCTGTTACTGGGTCTGCCCCGAGGATACGGGCAAAGTCAAGCACCTTCTTGGTCATTCGGTCAGCGGCCTTACCCGTCTGGTCGAAACGTTGTTCAACGTTGATTAGGACACCGGCCACAATCTCGGAGTCTTCTGGCACGTCACGCCAGACCTTACGGAAGCGCACCATTAACTTATCAAGCGCTTTGCCTGTGTACCCGAGCTGGCGAGCGACAAGCATATAGCCCTTGCCGATCTCTGCCGCGGCCTTATAGCCGATGGCACCCATGGCGGCAATGGGGAGGGTCACGTTTTTGGTAAGCATAAGCCCAAGACCAGACATTTTGTTACCGATCTTGGCTATCTGATGGAGGAATGTGCTGTCCCTCGCTATGATGTCAACCCATAGGGTTCCTAAATGTGCATCAGGCACCCTTTTCCGCCTCCTCCTTTTTCGCTGCTTCTTCTCTTGCTAACTTGGCTTTGCGCTGATTGTGAAACTCAGCAAGCTTACCAACCTCTGTCATCATTTCCGACTGAGACATTGGCCCGCCAGCACCCTTTGTTTTGCCCATAAGCTTGTCAATGTCCAGCAAGGATTTTTCCTGCCGTTGCTGAACAGCCACCCAAGTCGCAAGTATAGCGAGCAAGGGCAGCGTATGTTCTTGTTCAAACTTCATGGCAGCGGTAAGGGCAACGTCCACCTCTCGGTAGGTTGCCTCCCAAAAATCCTGGTCTGTCTTCTGACAGAGTATCAGGTAGTTGTGTCTGATATACGCCCAGTTTATTTCTTTGTCTTGGGTCGCGGGTGGTCTTTGGGAGTCCCCGAGTTTTTTGCTTGAGCCACGGCTTCATCGGGCATAGCAGCGTCCATTGCTTTCCCAATAGCATCCTGAAACTCACCCAGGTTATCAACGGTAAACATTCCGCCTACCTCATCCTCGGTGATCTCAGCATGGTTGGCTTTCAACCCAACGAACAGTACCTTACGGAGTTTTCCGATTGCCCCTTCTGGGTTCTCCTCGAAGTTGAAGGCTGCTTCAATGTTGCCATAAGCGTCCTCCAATTTACAAAGGGCATTCAGGTCGTACCGTAGGTAATACACAGTGTCATCGACCGTAATCTCGACACTTTTCTTCCGCAGTTTTCCAAGCTTGTCTGCCATGATATTCTCCTTTTCCTATTTAGCTGTCAAATTAAGATGCCGGTTCGTCGAACGTTAGCTCGCCGCTGATCTTCAAGGTAAAGCTGACCTCTGCTTTGTCGTCAAAGGGCAGAGACACCTTAAAGGCGGTAAGCATCCCGCTACCAGAGAAACCGTAACCGTTCGGGGCCACAACTGCAAAGTTGACCAGCGTGGTATCCAACGATATCGCGTCGATGACTTCCTTCATACCAAGGTCGTTCGGTACATAGTTGCCTTCACAGTCGATCTCTCCTGCTTCGATCAAGCCCGGCAGGAACTCTTTCCAATAACTTGAGTCGTGTGAGGTCACGTCGATGTCGTCCCGCTTACAAGCAGGGCCGTCAATCTTGGTAAGCTCAGCAACCGGCTGAGAGTTAATCGAAAAGGTTGTTCCTATCGCTACGAATGCCATATTTACCATTCCTTTCTTTCAATTGCTCGTTCACTTGCTAAGTATACTATAAACAGGGGGTCGAAGTCTATACCTACTCTTGGAGCATTATTTTGTAGTCGGCACTTAAGCCGACAACCTCTTCCCCTTCTTGGAAGGGGAGCTTGCTAATGCCGCGTATTCGCAACACGACCAGGTTGGTATAATTGGTGATCGGGAATGTCTGCCGGTGGAGCAAGTTGTCTAGGACACTGTAGATATCATAGGCCGTGGACATCTTGATCGCGTGGACGTTTATCTGGTAGATGGCGTTGTCTTGTCGGGTATCATGGGTGTCATCGGGCTTGATATTCAGGGAGTAAAAGCATATATACGGAGGGGTTGCTCCCGCCGGAGCCACGTAGTTGAATATCGCCGGTTTGCTTTCATAGACCCCCAACAAGGTACTAAGTGGAGCGTCCGCTGCTAGGTAGGCTTCCAGCCCCCACTCGATCTGTTTGAAATCACTCATTTCCCTCTCCTCCTGCCATTATCCCCCAAAGCTGGCTCTGAATCTTGTCTATTGTGACCCGCAAAAACGGGCGTGGTGCCATCTTGCTTGTGCCATATTCGAGCAGTATTGCATAGAGCACGTTGGTGCCGACTATCGCTTGGAGAAAATGCCCTGTTCGTACAAGTTGATGGGTAATACTCCCCCGCAACTGCCCCGTCCATACGGTTGGCGGTTGCCCGGGAGCCGAAGACCGGTGGCTACCATACAGGTGCCCGCCCCCTGGTTGGCTAAGTGCCATCTTCACCGCAGTCTCGGCATATGTAGCTGCTTTCTCCAGTCGGTCTTCCAGTTCCTTTTCCATCTTTGCTCGGAACCCGGCCATTGCTACATAATTATAGTGCCAGTTGCCAGCCATTAGCTTACCTCCGCATCGAAGGCTTCTATAATCTCGGTCTCATAGATGGGTCGGGCCGAATTGCCCCTCCGTGGCATCGGGGTGTACAGCAAGCGATAGAACACCCCCTCGAAATAAAGCACGTCCCGAGCTGCCAAAGCAATTGGGGAATACTCAAAATTTATCTTGGCCCGCCGAATCTCCTTTTTCCTGTCGGCGCTCATCTGCTCGTTGCCTGTGAACTTAAGGTGGCAATAGAAGTCAGCAACCTCCTCGTATGGTTCGGTTGAGACCTCACCGTGCTCAAAGGTACTGACAGCTTGGTATATGGCCACTTTGTCGTTATATAGCATCTATCTCATCCCTTAAAAATCCGAGTAGACATCCAGCAACCCCTGGAGGAGGGTGCGGACGTTATCCGGTAAGTCTTTCGTCATGGCATACACTTGGGTTACCTCGTCGATGGTCTCCTTCTTGGTGGACGCTCCACGGTTGTAGAAGAGATCGGTCATCCAGGTCATTTCGGCTAGCTTTATTCGCTTAACCAACTCGGCGTAGTCGTCGCGGAGCGACAACCCGCTGGTGTAGGTAACCAACCACCGTTTCTTCCCCTCTGGCCATAGCTTGGCTTCATTATTGTAGAAGATTTGGCCCGTGGTGGGGATGAGCCGGTACATGCCGTCGGCCTCGTCAAGGTCAACGTCCCAGATGTCATCATGGACAGTGATCTCCTCGCCCTCGGCTACACTCACCGGGATGCGGGGTATCTGCAAAGTCTCGTACCCGCCATCCAAATAGATGCTTGCCTCCTGAGCCACTATGTACCCGCTCAGGTTCTCCTTGATAGTTGCCTCAATCCCACTGAGCATGGCGTGGAGCAAAGCGTCTTGGTCGGTATCCGACTGAGCTATACGGAGGAAGTCCTTGGCCTCTGCCAGTTCAACGAGCGGCGCGATTGCCAACGCGGTGACAACGAGGAACGTGTCCTCGATTGAGTTCTCAATTGTGCCTCCGGCCATGAACTGGTAGGAGTACGTGCCAGGTGCCGCCAGGCTAACGTCAACATAATATAGCCCGGTGCCGTTTGTCTGTAACTCTATGTCCTCCCCGAATGTGTATGTGATCTTGCTCCCTTGATCTACCCGAAAGCTGAAAGTTAGGGTGGTAGGGTCAGTCAGCACTTCCGCGTTGTTGCGAAACTCTGCCGAAATTCTTAGCACTTGTCCTGTAAAGTAAGTATCCATCGTATCCTCCATTATAGCTTTATTCTACCCCTATGTCTATCGCTCCCTTAGTGTTCGCAGTCTGAGTTGGCTGGTGGACGGCTTTGTGTAACCGTCCCACCACCTACCACACTCCTGCCGGTGGTAACGTATCCGAGCTGGCGTTGCCTCAACTCGATCAAGCTTGCACTCGCTGAGGAGGTACTGTTTATAGCCATTGTGAATATTGACCCCACCTTGATATTGAGCGCGGGGACATTGCCCGCTCCAGCTGTCGCTCCGCTGAACTTTGCGGGGGACAGGAAGAAGGGTGCTGCCGTTGTGCTGGTTCCTGTCGTTATCCCGGCAATCCCCCTGATCGGTCGGAACGTGGAGGTAGTTGTGGAAATACCGGCGGAGGCTCCACTGATCTTACGGGTTGCCTTGGGCAGGGCGCTAACCATTGCTGTTCCCGCGCTTGCGCCACCCACTTCTCTTATAGGTCTGACTGTTGCGGCTACAGCGGCGATACCGTCCGCACTGCCAGCCAGCTCCATGTTCAACTTGAAGCTCGCTCCCACTGCCACCTGTCCGTTGGACGTGCCGCTGTAGGTTGCCAGGTTCTTTATACTCGCCTGGGCTGTCGAGCTGCCCGCTGAGCTGCCGCCCAGATAGGTGGCGGACTCAAATAGTGCGCTTACTGCGGAGGTGCCGTCTGCTTGACCGGCCAGCTTCATGGTGAGCTTGAAGCTTGCGGCTACGGAGGCTATGCCATTCGCTTGTCCACCGAGCCTGGTTCTTGACTGCCAGTTGGCTCCGGCGGTACTACCCCCGGTAGCTGTTCCAGCTAGCACCATTATAGCGGTGAAGGCTGGAACAGC